TCTACATTAAAACTCTCAGCCGTTATAATGACTTTCTGTTCCATCACTTTATAATTGGATTGTTGCTTATATTATTTACTTGGATTTAAACGGTTGTGCAAAAACCATGCAAAAGCGTATATACTACCTATGACATTTATTATCATGCTAAATGCTGTCGTGTGTGATGCAGTAGCAAAATGCCCTTATTGCGGCTTTCCGCTTGTGTGGGATAGTGAACACCATCATTATGAATGCCCGAAGCATGGCGTTCTCTAAATGCAAATTTCAAACAAAAAGTAGGGGGTTTCGTATCAAATTTACTGTTTGAATAAGGGATTATTTATATAATCTCTCTTGAAGTCCTCATGCCACATATAGACAAACAAACGCCCATGTTTCGTTAAGCATTCAAGTTTCACCACATCGCCGTTTGTCGATAACTTCTTTAATTTCTGCCTGACTATTTCACTTCGTGATTGCCTCCCTGCCTTTTCAAGTTTTTTTATGATTTCATCTGCCGACAGAAAGTATTTCTGCCCTTTCAACACATCCCTTATATCATGCCATAATGTCATTTTATCATATATCCGCTATTATGGTGCATCTGCAATTCGGGTGACTATCCCTTACTGGCATCGGGGCATCAGGGCTATCGAATTTGTATGGATTGCCCCTTTCCTTTTCCCTGCATATCTCACACACCCTGTTATCCCTCGCCGTCAGCCACAGGTATTTTTCTATTCCTGCCTCCTTCATGCTCTGTTTCGTTCCCTCCGTGCTTGCTTTTATGATCTCACTCCGGGCTATTGTTTCCGCCCTGTGCCGTGTTATCTTTTGGGTTGTTTCCGTGATGTCTTTCTTTATTTTAGTGAGTGATTTACCCTCCTTTAAATCAACCACCAGAATGTCTTTTACCCTCTGCCTTATGTCTTCTTCCATGTCTTTTAGATAGTTTATTTGCTGGCGCATCAATGCTTCGAGTGGGGCTTTATTCTTTACCTCTCCCACCTGTATTTTCTGTCCTGTCCGTGTGAATACTCTCCTTGCTCCCCTGTTAAACGTCTGCTCGATAATGCCATAAACTTCTTTTAAAACAACAGATGAGAATGTAACCTTTCCGAGATTTCCGAGAATATAGGAGATTATGTCCACTTCTTTAACGTCTGCATTGAAGGTTTCCTCTGCAATGCTCAAAAGTTCATTCAGGCGTTCATGGAAGGGCTTAAAGAGTTCCTGAATAAGTTGGGCGTATCTCTCCATCAATGCTTTCGTGCCGTAATGCTTCACCCTGTTTATCTTTCGGTGGTAAATCCTCAATTGAGTATCCCACCATCTTTTATTCAGGGCTTCCCTAACCTTTTCTCTTTTCTCTATCATCTTTAATCGCTCTCGGGCTTATGCTCATGGGTTGCTGTATAGGTTGAAGGTTTGTTATGTCCCATTTGAAAGCATTGCCTCCCTGCTCATCTCCGATTGGTGGGAGTTCGAATTTCTGCCTTGCTTCATCCAGCGTTATAAGTCCAGAGTTCCAGAGGTTTAAGGCCATTGCCCTTTCTTCTTCTTTTGTTTCAAAATCAAATTCCCCGAATTTAACCCATGCTTTCTTTAACGGTTGCCAATCCTTGTCTTTCAATCTATCAGGGAGGGAGTTATGCTTTATCCGTATTTCCTCAAATAAATCGTTTATCGGTTGCTCTATCATTTGCCTTCGTGCCATCACTGTGAGATAAAAGAGGTTCTTCTGTTCAAGGGCGACGGCGTAGGTGGTCGTATCTCCATGCACGTAAAACTGTGGGGCTAATACGCTTGTGATTTTCTTTTTGAGATAAGAAATCATGGGGTCATAGTTCAGTTCTTGCCCTGCATAGGATAAGTCCAGCAAATCAATCTTCTTTCCACCTATAACTGGATTTTCAAGGTCGCTTAAATTGTTCCAGTATTCAATTATGTTGTCTATCTCTTTCTGGCTTATCCCCATGCCATCAGCATTGTTTATGGAGATTAACTTTCTTGGAATGGCCTTGTATCTTGCGACAACCGCCATTGCCCGCTCAATTTCCCGAAGGATTTTGTTGTCGCTTATCGCACTGGCTAATGGGCTTCTGCCATAATGAGGAATATGAGAAATGCCCCATTTGAAATGCTGAATTGGGTTTTTGTATTCAACCGCTCTTATCGTTCTATATCTGCCATAACCCTCATAGTTCACCTTTACTGTCCTGTATGTCTTTGGCACTTCCTCATAATAATGAAGGTTGCCCTGCTCATCGGGAATTATCCAGATTTTCCATGCTCTCGGTATGGGTATGGCCTTTCTCGGAATGCCTGTTTTCAGCCCTGGGAGTATCTCTATGTAACCGTTCCCAAGTTTAATGAAGTTCTCTATTGCCTCACTTAATGCTAATTTATAGCCCGATTTCTGTATCCATTCATCATAAAAATCTTTCGTATATTCATCGTCATCCTCTGCTTCAACCGTGAGTTCATTACCAATGAGAACATCTTTAAGGATTTCAACGGCGGTTTGAATAAAAGCATTTTCTCTGCTCATCTTTTCGCATTCCCACATTTCCTCATGGGGCGTGAGAATGTAATCTCCATAAATATCTTTCAAGAAGTCGCCGCCGTGTGTGCCTCCCATCATTAACCTCTGCATCCACATCTGAGCGGAGGGATAATCAATGTCCTCTTTTGCTCTGAATGGAGATAAACGGCTAAAAGTTTCTCTAATCCTTTTCAAATTTGGAATGTCCATTTTATCAGGATTTAATCGGTTACCCACTTATAATATTTACTCACGTTTCACAACAATATTTCTATTTGCTTCGTAAATCTTATCCTGAAGTTTTTTAGAATAATTTCTGTCAAGCCCTTTCGGTATGTCAAGATTGGCCTCTACTATATCCCTGATAGCATCCCTCAAAATGTAGTAATACAAGTCGTCATCATCTGCCAATACCATTATGCTGTCGATTGCCTTATCTACCAACTGTATTCCCTTTGGCATCTTATTCGGGTATCTGTTCCTTAATGATTGTTTTGTGATATTTCGGATTTGCTCAACAAAAGGTCTGTTCCATCCCCTCTTATTCTTTGTATCTATCCTTCTCCTCAATGCTCTGAAAAACCATGTTATGCCCATGTTCATAGCCCACTTATAAAATCCATCCATTAATGTTCTTACTTCATCGCTATCTTCGGGGTCGGGACACAATGCCATGATAGGTTATTTTGCTTTTGTTTATAATATTTACTCAATGCAAAATCCTTAACCCTCTGCCTAAAACAAGTTCCGAATGTCGCCTTACATAGCAAGCAAGTGCAAGGGCGTCGGCGAAGTCGGGACTTTTGCTCTGTCCGTCATTTATCTTGATTTTACCATTGCTCGTAAATTCCATCTGCAAGTTATTCAATTGCTGTTTTAACGTGCCATGATTGAGTATTCTTATTTTGTTGTCCTCGAATACCTTTCGAAGGTTATAATAGATTTCCGCCTTCATATTCATGCAATTTGGCCTTACTGCCCCTGCTCCGAAGTTTATGCCCTGTATTTGCCACTCATCGTTATGCTCTCTCAACAATGAAGCAAGTCCGCCTATTCCAGTGTCATCTACATTCGCTTTCGTTATTCCGTTTTGCTCCATGTAATTGATTATCTTTCCTGCACTTTCAGCCATTTCGGTTTTGCCCCATGATAGGATATTTTTGATATTGAAAAAGTCGCCTATTTGCTCCATATCTACCAGAACGGTTAAATCCCTTCCCATTGCCGCCAAATCCACACCTATCAATCGCATCGTTACCTCACCGTCTGGCACTTCCGCTTTTGTTGCCCTCTCTATCCATTCCCATTTTATCAATGTGTTATCCATGTCTTCGGGATATTCTGCCTCATACCATACCTTAAATTCCTGCGGTGTGAGGTTTGCTTTCATCTCATCAATGAATGCTTGCGAAATTCTGCCCTCTTTTACTGCTGTTCTCCAATCAATCTTTATCTTATGCCATTTATCGTTATTTCGCATCTCAAACATGAAGCCCCGATAAACAGGATTGCTTATGCACACCACCATGCTATCGGGTGTTTCCCCTGCCATTCTCATTATTCGTGTTTTAATGAGTTCTGGGGGTATGCTCTCCGCTTCATCAACTATAATGATAGTTCCGCCCCTTCCAAGTAGTGAACGCCCCTCCGTGCCTATTCCTGCGGAGAGAATGCTTATCTCCGAGCCGTTTCGGAATGTGATACGTTCTTTTGATAATTGCTGTCTTAACCTTTCCTCTGTTCTTGCGGCTGGCAGCGTTAGTGAGTTTGTTAAATCTTCATGGTCTAAAATGTGCAATAGGACATAATCCATGATAACTTTTGCTAACTGCTCTGTCGGGGCTATTATCCTTATTTTCTCATTCGGAAGCAGGGTGGCGGCAAGTATCGCTCCCAATGCGATTGCCAGAGATTTGCCCCATCGTGTGGTCGCCCAAATGAGCAATCTGTCAGGTCTTTTGAATAAAAGGGCTTTAACTATGCGTTCCTGATTTGGTGTGATTACAAGGGGGCTTCCGTCTGCATTCTTAAAGTAAAGTTTAACGATGCCTCTCGGATGCTCCAGAAGGAATTTAATCTTTTCCTTCGGCAGATTGTTCAGCATCATCCTGCTCCCTTATTTCCCTTATGATTTCATCTATCACGGCGTTGGATTGATTGATTTCTATCTTTTGCGGCTCTTTTTCCACTGCTCCGATGTTCCACAGCCAGTTATTCCACTTTTCAACGAATGTTATGGCGGTCTTAAAATCTCCGTCTTTGATTGCTTTCTGGATTGCCGCCCTGTAAAGGGCATCCGTTACCGCCCTTATGTCCTTGCCAACATTCGCTTCGATGTATTCCTTGATTGCCTTCATATCCTGGGCTATCTGTGATTGAGTTACTCCATAACGTTTCGCTAATGTCTGCTGGGTGTAATAGTAAGGGCTTCCGTATTTCAAAATGATACGGAGTATCTCCGCTCTCCTTTCCAAATATGTATATTCCTCTGGCTTTTTATCCTCTGGAATTGGGATGGACAGATAATTAGGCGATTTATTAGTCATTATCAGCAATAAATAAAAGGATTAACTGACTTATTAATTTTGCGATTTATGATTAATTGCACAATTCAATATATATTCTCCTTCGGATGGATGGATAAGATTTCTTATTATTTTTTCACGAGGATAATCTTTTAAATTTGGTATTTCATAAAAATCTTCTTCTTTATATCCAAATTTTGTTAAATGTTCTTTTAATTTTATTTCGTTCACGTTCATTTCTCCAATTTCTTTTCCGATAGTTGTTATTTGAGGAAAATCATTTTCTGGAATTTCAAAATTGCTCCAAAAATAATGTCTTCCTCTTTTTTGTGGTTCGATTAAAGGATCATACCAACTTATTACATTTTCAACAACCCATAATCCTTCATAATATCCTTGCAAAAATAAGATTTCTTCATATAAACGCAAATCTGGATATTTGGGTTTAATTTTTCTCCATTCACTTTTACTGAAATTTTTTCTCATTCTCGAATGTGTCGGACATGGTGGTGAAGTCCAAATAAAGTCATATTCTTTAAAATGTTTTTCAAGATATTTATGAGCATCTTCCACAATCACTTTATCATTCGGAAAAAATTTTTGATATGCTTTTGCTATCTCTGGATTTATCTCAACTGCTGTTATATTTAAATTATCTCCCCAAAATTTACGATTACCACCAATGCCAGCATAAAGATTTAATATTTTCCAATCTTTAATATCCTTTGAAAAATCATATTGTGGGTTATATTCTTCTTTAATGTCTTCAAATAGTTTATCAATTTCTTTTTCATCAAATCCTGTCAATTCAATATCATAATCCTGCTCTTCCAAATCCAGTATTAACTCATTTAATTTCGGGAAGTCCCAGTCGCCGCTTATTTTATTCAAGGCGATATTCAATGCTTTTTCATCTTCCTCTGGCAAATCAATCTCAACAACCTCTATTTCTTTAATGCCTTTATCTTTGAGAATTTGATATCGCTGGTTGCCCCCCACTATGTGCCCTGTCCTTTTATTGTATATAATTGGCTCTACATATCCGAATTTCTCTATGCTGTTCTTTAATTTCTCATAAAAATCTGGATTGTCTTTTATATCTATTCTTGGATTGTAAGGTGCAGGTTTGATTTTATCTATGCTTATTTTGGTCAATTTCATAATATGTAAAAGATAAAGAGATTAAAAGATTTATGAAAAGGAGAGGGCAAGGCGAAAATGTGCGTGTCGGAGTTGAGAAAAACCCTGTCCCTGCCCTCATGGTGTGGGTGGAGAGGGCGGCAAGTCAAAACAAGGTCTGTGGAGGCAAACCATGAAAGGAGGAAAGATTACCGCCCTCATTATGTTATCTCTCTGTTGTTTTTAGTATTTACGTTAATATACCTCTATAACCTCTGGTCGTTCTGTCCAGCATATATGTAATCCCAGAAATGTCGATGGTTGTCCATTAGCATCATTGGAATAATCCCAACATCGTTTCATTGCAATTTCAAAGAATGGCTTGTATCCTTCCCATATTATCAAATATTGCGGTGTCAAATGCTGTCTCAGCATTTCTGTTTTTTTATCTACTATTGTGTCCCATAATTCACGTGCTGTAAATGGTTTTTTTATTACTTCACCATTTCTATTTATTGTATACCATTCTGGTTCTTCATTCATTTTATTTCACCTCTTTTTTACGGATATGTGAGTTTATATTTCTTTACCGTTTCAATCCTCGCTACCTTCGGCTTCCAGGGGAGTATTGATTGCCTATACCATCCTGTTATCTCCTGCGTGAAATAGACAAGTATCGAATAGAGTTTCATTTTGTATCTGCCATTTCTATATTCCATGAGAATGTATTTGCCGGGAGGGAGGCCAGCGCCATGTTTCAATTGCTTTAACTGTTCGAGATTTGGTGGTTTATCGAATGTTTCAACATGAATGAAAGGGGGTGTTGCTCCCCTCTCATTTCTGCGCAAGAGGATGTATTTCATGTTATCACGGTATTTCATCGTTTCCAGTTATCCATTTGAAGAGTCGCCCCACGTTCCTGAAATAGATGTCGCTCTTTTGCGGGCTGTCAATGTTTCCCTGCATCGCAGATGCCATGATGGCGGCGCAATCCATCTTTATCTTCATCACGTTAAGGATTGCATGTTGTATGTCGTCAGGAAGCGTTTTCTCTGCTGTTTTTGTCATCTCTGCTGGCTTTTTATCACTGACTGGTGTTTGTGTGTCAAGTTGCTCCTGCGTGGCTTCTGCGTCGCTTTTCAGGGCTATTTCTTTGATATTGTGAAATACGCCCTTTTCTCCCTCTCTGTCCTCGTATTCAATGGTTACAATGTCGCCCTCCACGACTGGACAACTGCCCCATCCATTATACCATTCCCCTTCCTCCTTGCCTGCTTCTTTTACTTTCACTCCATACTTCTTTTCTTTTTGGCTCACCGCAATTACAATGCCCTCTACTTTCGCAAGTTCATCCATTGGTTCTATGCTCATTCTTTTACCTCCTCTGCTCATTCTTTCACCTCCTTTATCATGTATATTTGGTAAGTATCTCTTGTGCTATTTGTAAGTCGGAATGCTTTATCAATTGCCTCTCCGCCATCTTTTGCTCTCACAACAATATATATGAAATCTTTGTCACCCCAAAATGTGCGGTTGAATGCTCGTATGTAATATTCAGTAGCAATTTTCATTCTTTCACCTCATTTGTATCTGCAAGAGCGACTTCCAGTTCCCTTTTGGTTTTGATTGCTTTCTCCATTGCTTCCTCGATGTCAAGTCCGTATGCTTTGATTTCCCATACGATGTTGCCCTTGCTGTCTTTTTTCAGGGTTACGCTTTCCATTGCCTTTTCATTTATTCCTCTCTCTATTACTGTTCCGTTTTCATCTTTCTTTTCCCAATATTCTTTCATTTTTTCACCTCATTTCTTATTTGGGGAGTTCCCGCTCCCCTCCGTTTTTAGTTCCTCAATCTTCATTTCAGATAGGCGGCGTTGCCTCCAGTGATGATAGGGATACACTCTCAACTAGTAATCGATTTTGCTTGCATCTACAACCGCCTTTCTTGCTTCCTCGATGGTGTATTCCCTATATTCCTTCCTCAACCTTTCTTCCAATTCTTCTTTATTCATTTTCTCGCCTCATTTTTATATAAATTTCTCATATTCTTTCCATTTACCACATAATTCCATGATTGCCTTGCACCACTGGTATGCTTCTGCTTTATTCTTGAAAACAGGGCTATACTGGTATTGGAATATTCCTGCTCCTGGGTCTGGAATGTTTGTTATTCTATATTCTAAATCCCAAGTGCATTTATTCATGTCAATGTTTATTGGTTCGCTTGCGATTATCAAGTCATGATCTTCTAACCACATCTTTATTATTTCCTGTTCTTTTTGTTTTTGAAATTCATACTCCATTGTTTCCTCGCTTTCACGGCTGATTAGCCCTTTTGGTTCATCATTCATTTTCTAACCTCCGCAAGTCGCCAACGGTTGTATTCCTCTGTTGGCTCTATCCTTGCATCGTGTTTGATTGTCGATTGCCTAGCGTAAATATCATATTCTTCTGGAGACATTTTTAATCAATCCCCCTTCCCTGCAATCATAATGTGTTTCAAAAAATCTATGATTACGCTGTCACCACCACATTTTGGGCATTTTGGCATGATTGGTCGTCTATGATTATCTTCAGGTAATTCTTGTGTCCATGTATGCCCACATTTTTTACATTGAAATTTCATGGTGATGCCTCCTCTCTGACTTCGTAAATGTGGTGGTATTTGCCTTCGTGAATTACCCAATACCTTGGTGTATGCCAGTTATCATTCCATTGTCCATACTCATTCTCTACTTCGGTATGGCTAAAATATGCTCTTCCAGCCACCGTATCTATAAATTCTTTGGGCTTGCTATTATTCTTCCCAGCCCGCAGGGAGATTTTTTCTATTTCGGTATTTTTCGTTTCCATTTTTCTCAACTCCGTAAACAAATACATTTTGTTTACAATATAGTAATGCGAAGGGAGTATATATAGGTTTTGGTTTTTTTATCTACTTTTTGCTAACATTCTCCAGTATTTGTTACTGATTTTCTTTATCCGCCCTCTCTCTTTAAGGATGGCCAGAATACGTTTTAGGATCACAGGATGGGTTTTAACTTCGTTCAACAATTCGTTATATGTGAAATCCCTGTCCATTCTCTCTATTGCATCCATCACTTTACTGACTTCGCTCTCCTGTATCATGTTCTTTTTTATCCTGCGACCTGAACTTATGCAGAATTTCCTGAACTCAATCCAGTTCTGTTTTTGTTCCTTACTCAATTCTATCGCGGGCATCATTCAAATCCTCCTCTTTTATGCCAAAGAAATTCTTAATCCAGTGGATAATTCCCCTTGCCATTATGTAGCCATCACTCCAATTCTCAACCTCTATGTCTCTCTGCCAAGGCATCCCCAATCCTGCATAATCTTCATTTTCAAGTTCTAATATCCATTCGATTGCCGCCTGTTTCAAATCTCTATCCTCATAGAGTTTGATATGCCCGTTACGGATTGAAAACAAGTTAATTCGGGCAGCATTTGTTGGTGGGATTTCATTAAGTGTTTTTGCTGTCATTCTTTCAACCTCCATATTCCGTTTCCGTATTTGTATATCAGCCCTTTTCTTTTAAGCATCTGGAGGGCGTTCTGCATCTGCCATACATTCACCTTTCCTACATGAGTTTTGTATCTGTCCCCTGCTTTTTGTTTTGTTACGCTTTTTGTTTTGTTACATCACGGAAGGCACGGCGCACTTTCAGCCATCCATCATGCTTTTTCATGTATTCAGGTATCCATTCCAGAAAGAATTTTGTTTGTTTCATCATTTTACAACCTCTCTTTTATGAAGTAATATAGAAGCCAGCCAGTGAACCAGCCGACAATGAATATGGCCAGAAGGATAAGGATTGTTATTGTGGTCATTTTATCTTTGCCTCCATATCCAATATTTTTCTTTGTGTATTAACAAAGATAATGTCATCCGTCGGCATACGCATTCCTCTTAACTTTCCCCAATCTACGAGTTTCCTGTTTCTTTCTGGATTTTCTTTAAGGTAGTGTAGTTCACAAAGATGTTTTCCGTTGTAATATCTGGTAGCATCACGTTTACAATATTCACATTTCATTTTTTCTCAACCTCCTGATTGGCGGAGGCAGGGGGTGTTGAACCCCCGCCTGATAGGTTTCCGCCTATCCCGTTTTTTGCCTCCTTTATATTAGGATAGTTAAATTGCCATTGGCGTTGAGGTAGACCAGATAAGGTAATGATGGGAAAACCGCAATTAGTGCATCTAATGGGTGTTGCCCCCACATTTTTTTGGATAACAAAAGTGTTATTTCCACATTGGGGGCATCGCTCAAACAA